GCCAACAAGCCCGATGGGTTTGTATTGATCGTCAGCGCTTGGACCATGGGTCCGGGTGATTATTTTGGCGGTGAGGTCACTGTCGAGGAGACAGACAGTTTTGACCTATATGGCCGCAAATGCTTGCGCTATAAGATTGCCGGTGAGGATGCAGACAAACTCCACCCGCAATTTGTTCCCGAGTTTGGTTACCGTAAGGAAATCACGCGCGGGTTCGTCAGTGATGATGCTGAAATTGTCCTTGATGATGAGGACCTGGACGCCATGCGCGTCCGGGCCGGTCAGCCGGTTTATTACCGTGCCAAGCGCAAATTTGCTAACCAGGGTTTGTATCAAACCATTATTTATACCAAGGTTTCTCACGAGGAGTATTTGAAACACGCTGAGAAAGAGGTTATTACGCTCGATGCCGTTATTGAGGCTCAGCGGGCCATTCGTCGCAAGGCCCGCTCTGATTCTGGTCATGAATCTGATGTCGAGTCCATTTCGAGTGTTTTGAGCAGTGGCTCAAGTGAGAGTGGCCGTGAGCGCAAGTCTCCTTTGACGGCCAGTCAGATCGCTGCTAAGGTTGACAGCGATTATAGTGACCCCAAGGTCACTAGTGCGAAGATTAACCAGTTCATAATGGAGAGTTATCCCGATTGTGATATTGAGTTCAAGAGTGACATGCACGATCAAGTCATCACTCTTGTTTGCAAGCACGTTTTGCGTCGTAAGGGCCAGCGAACTCCCGAGACCGAAGCAGTGCTCAACCTCTGGAAGGAGATGGTGACTCCCGCCAGTTCTCCCGTTCAGGGCGCCAAAGTGGCGGTCCTGTCGGGCTTGTTCGGCTGCGTGAAATCGTGGTCCGATTATGTTAGCAGCGCTGTCAAGGGGATTGGCAGCCGTGACCTTAACAAGGGTAAGACCAAGGCCAGTGGCAAGTCTGAGACTAAGCGAGAGGGTACTCTCGCGTGGGCGATGCCGGCCCTGGCCATGCTGCTGATATTCCTCTTTATGTCAGTCACCATGATCATGGTTTTCATGTTCATGATGGGCCTGTACCGTCGGTCTGCCAGGACAGCTACTGTTGTCTCTGGAGCACTCATTTTCCTCAACACCATGTTCTCGCGCTCCACTGTGGGTGACGAGAATGTTTTCAGCCGTGCTAGGCGAAGCGTGGCTGAGTGGGCGTTTGCCATTGGAGCTGCTGTGGCCGGTGGGAAGTCGGATTGACTGCTCCACAAATCGTTTGAACAAATTCATCTTCAATTGCAGGATGATATTGTGCATTTTGCAAAGTATTCTTTGTGGGACAAAACAAAACGTCGTATGTTTGAGTTTGTGGTTATGTATTCTTCGATATATCCCAAAGTCGAAGAGTTGAGCTCGGCAGTGAAGCTGGGCCGAGGATTTGGCGACGATGGCGTCGCCGCCCCGCGGTTTTGTGCGGTGGCTTGTGGCCCAGTGGTGGGCCATGGGGTGTTTTGGGAGCCCCGTCATTTTAATTCTGTTTTGGCTGGCATTAACAAGAACCATGCCGAGCAGGTCGCTGAGTGCTGGCTCAGCGATGACCTTTTGCAATTAGCGCAGGATTATGCGCATGCCGAGGCGTGTGGAACATACGACGCATTGTCTCGGCCATATCAGTCCCCGTGCAGTTTGCTGTCCGAGGATGAAGTTATTGCCATTGTCGCCTTGAAGAGCCCTTCCAAGGCCAGGCGGTATTTGGCTGACTTTACGGAGTACATTTCTTCATTTATTTGCTCTGGCAGAGCCAAGTGCAAACTTAAGGTCAAACCCGAGATATTGAAACTCGGTAAGTCTCCCAGGGTCATTCATGACCTTGACTCTGGTGAGACTGTCTTGGCCCATTCTTGGGCCATATTATTGGAGATGTGGATTAAGACCACTCTCTGTTGGAAGGGGTTGCGCACTAATCAGAAGTGCGTCCCTTTTTGCGATGCTTGTCAACATTTTAACAATGATTGTTACCTGGTCTGTTTGGATGACGAGGCCAGAGATTCAAACACTTTGCGCATTAATTTCGTGGTGTTGTGCATGCTTTTGGAGGCGTTGGGCATCCATATTAGGGGCGTCTATTTTAGGTGCCTCATGCGTGCGGGCGTGGTTTTGGTCACGTGCTTTGGCATTGTTATCTCGCCGTTTATTCGCTTGAAGAGTGGAGTCAGTTACACGTCAGGCATGAATTACGTTACCAGTCGTTTTGACTGGTTTTGCATTCTGTACTGGCTTGAGGTGCCAGTATCAGCTTACATCGTGTGCGCAGAAGGCGATGACAACTTTGCGTGCATTGAAGGCAACATCGTCCGCCGTCTTGGTTTGGAGTCCTGTTTCGGGACCGACCAGTTGAGAATGTTCGGCCTCAAATTAGGCAAGCGCCTGAAGATGGAGAAGCAGGGCTGGCTTCGCGACGGTACGTCGTGGCCAGCAGTTGGCGGTGATTCTGTGTATTTAGCCGCTGACTGGGGATTTATCCCCTCATTGCCCAGGTGCCTTATAAAGGCCGGTTGGGCCATAAATAATGATTGGGAAAGTTTTAAAGTCGTGGCCGGCCGTGTGTCTGCACGTGCTTGGGCTTTGAACGACCGGTTTGACCGTGTCCCTATCTGGTGGGCTTATGCCCGTGTTGTCGCCGCGTATGCGGCGCATTTGGGTTGTCCACCCATTTTTGACGCTGATGAGGAGTATCAGCGTGAGGACCAATGTTGGTCGGGCGGATTGGCCAATGAGCCGTCCGTGTTGCAACGCCGAATGTATGAGGTGGCGTTTGGGGTGGGTTGCGGCAACCAGCTCATTTGCGAGAGCTTGCTTTTGCAGTGCATATCTGACCAGGATTATACTCGTGATTTGACTCGCGAGTTTGGGGCATTACTTTGCCGCGATTGAATACCTATGCAAGGGTTTTCTTTGTTGTTACATTGTTTCAATTGTTTTAATGCCCCAGAGACCGAAGGTGTCGGTGAATCAGCTTCAAAAGCTGACCGACAGGTTCGACAATTTGGCCCGAGAGGTGAGGCGCAAAGCGTCCTTGTCGCGGACCATGGGACCTGCGAAGGCCCAGAATCGTCAGCGGCGGCCCAATAAGGGCAACGCCGTTATGAATCCCCCTGTGGCTGTTGCGAGTAAAACCCAGGGTGCTTACCACGTGGTGGTCAGTACGACTGATGTTGTCACCCGCGTTCGGGGCCGCTCCTTTCTTGGGGTGGTCTCATCAAGTGCTTCGGCGTCGAATGCCTCAGGTTACGATGTTGGCCTTGTCAGCTCTTTGCACCCTGGTGCGTTGGGTGACAGGTTCTCCGTGATGGCATCCACGTATGACAAGTACGTGTATCGTTCCATGAAACTCGTTTACGTTCCCGCGTGTCCCACGTCTACAGCTGGCATGGTGACTATCGTTTTGGAGCGAGATCCTAATGATCCTCTTGTGGATGTGAAGAGCACGTCGCCGTTGGCGCAAATCACGTCTTATGAGAAGGCCAGTCCTTCATCCGTGTTTATGCCTGCGTCGGTCACGTTTTCGCGTGATCCGACGGAAAAGCGCACGTATTTTATGGATTTGGGTGCGTCGTCTATTGACCCTCGTGAGTGGGAGCAAGCACGTGCCATTGTGTATCTCAGCAACGTTAGCAATTCCACAACTTTTGGCATGCTTTACCTTGATTATGACGCTGATTTGGTCGCGCCTTCTGTCGTCCCAACCAGTCAGCGTAATGTGGTTGGGCCTGCCACCCAGTACCAACGTTTGGCCGTCACCATTGCCAACCCATCTGCCACGCAGGGTGCTTTTACCATCACTGGTTTGCCTAGCACTTTGTCGGAGTCAGGTCGCATTATTGAGATGATTCCTGAAACTGACGTGTTTGGCACTGGCGTCTCTGCCGGCATTAATTATTTGACTTATGGTGGCTCTGCTGCCAGTGTCAATCCGGGACAGCCGTTCTACGCTGCCTCCAACAATCCGGCTGGTATGACCACTGCGGCCGGTCTTTTCCCGTCCATATCTAATTTGATTGAGGGTTCTTTGGCCTCTAATGGCTTCTCTTCGTCAGCCACTTTGGCTGCGTTGTTCAATGTCTGGACCCGTGTCGTCGGTGGTCTGGGCACAGATTTCCTCAACAAGGCTGTGGGGGAGCTTTAATTGCGGTGGCTTACAAGCCGTCGCGCGATGGGTGTTTCTATCTAGCATCCTATGAGCGTAGCTCACGCGAATTTTGTTTAAGC